ACTCTTTTTCCCACTAAATGACCACTTCCTAGCGTTAAACTTATCTGGATATCTCTCCAGAAATTCCTTCTTGGCTCTGACTTTTCTCTCATCTCATTTGCTTTAGCAATAACCAGCATCGGATCTATTTCAAGAATTCCAGCAACCTGCATCGCGCAGTAATCATCCATGATTCTGGCGCCACTTTTGTAGTTACTTAGTGCCGATCGAGTGATGTTCAGCTTCTTTGCCAGATCACTGTCGTTTTTTGCTCCTGATGCCTTCTCGGCCTCACGGATGTAATCCGTTAGCGAGTATCCAGCAAATTTTTCTCTATTCATAACTCACCTTTTTGTTCACAGGTGTTGACAATCAGTGTTTTCAAGTGTGAACATTCGTCACACCTGTGAACACTTTAATGAGTCAGCGCTGTGATTACAACGGATAGTTCCTCAGCAAAACTTACTCCAGTGAAGATTCTGGCCTGTGATGCCTTCTTCCTGATCGCCTGCCCCGTTTTCCTCTGGCTCTCCCTGTCTCTGACTGCCCTCGGTTTGCCCCATATCGTTACCGCCGCAATGACTGCTCTCTGGGTCGTGCTCCGTGGTCTCGACTTGCTGGGGCGTTTTTTACGCTGGCGGGGTGCTCGTCATGCCTGAGCTGACTCCTGAGCAAATCCAAACACTCCAGCTCGTCACCGAGTATGAGTCGCAGACATTCGCCGGTGATGTTGTATTTTTTGCCCTTGGCGTCGCTGCTGTGGTCGCGGGCTGGATGCTGGGGAAAATGTAATGTCTGAACAGCTCCCGCTATTTGACCAGGTAGTTTTGCCATCCCCTCCGGTACTCGATCTGCTGCCACGCCCAACACTGCTATGCGCATCCTGCGGCTTCCACTGGGACTGGCTCGACCATAACGGCAAGTGCGCCGCCTGCTCGATGGATGACGTTAAATGCTGAGGCTCCCGATCTGGAAGGAGCCTGATGGCTCTACTCGCAAACATGCCCCCTACTGGGTGTATGAGCTTTTGTCCCAGTGGGAAAGATCACAGCATCACGCCCACGTTGATATTTACCACCGCTTGCAGGGACGCGAGCGCTTTATTGCCTATCAAGCCGAGCTTGCACACCACGGATCACGTCGCGACGCGCTCACCTGTCTCCGAGGCGGTGGCTGTATCGCTCGCACTGATATTTTTCGTCGTGAATACCTCGCAGAGCTTGCCGAACTCGCCGAGCTGGCAGGGGCGGTCCCTGTAACACCGCCCCTTTGTCTCATGGGTGAGACTCACCACCGCAAATCGCTCAAAAATTACGCAGATCACTGGCGCCAAAATAATGCTTATTGACTGGGTAACTGTCCGTGTAAATCTCGAGCATTGCAGCGAACAAGTGCGCGCCGCAGCCCTTGCACTTGGTGACCGTATTTGCCGCTACTGCCCGACCTCTGGCGAAATACGCTATGAGTCTCAAGCATGGGACTCCATCCGTTCAGACAGCCATCAGGTATCCATCCGCTGCACTGGTGATCTCTGGATACAGGGGAGTCCCGCTCGCCTCATGGGTGACGGTTGCGCTGTCTTCGGATCTGGCGCATCCCGCGCCCTTGATCTTGTCGGTTGCGTTAACCGCATGACCCAGTTTGTTCAGGACTATCTCGGCGCGGGTCAATTACCGGCTATTGATCTTTGGAAAGTCACTCGTGTTGACGTCACCGGTAATCTGAAGCTCAAGGACTTGGGTGCTGTCCGGGAAGCCCTATCGATCTTGCGCAATTGTGAGGGCGGTCGGTACCGGGTTAGCCAGCAGCAGGGCGATACCGTCTATTGGTCTCACAGCTCCAAACATCGTAGCGGCAAGGCTTACGCCAAAGGCCCGCATCTCGCCCACATGATGAAAAAGCCCGACTACACCGGGCGATCTTACACACCACAGGAATTATCAGACGCCAGTCAGTTGCTGCGTCTTGAGCTGTCGTTGAAACGCGAATTTTTCGCCCGTTGTGATGATTGGAAAGCCTTAACCCCAGCCGATTTGAAGGCCGAGTGGGACTCATATTTTGAGCGAATGATAGGGGGTGCCGAAGTGAGCACAGAACACGATCTCAAGAAACGAATTTTAGAAGCTGCCCCCACAGAGGGCCAAGGCCGGGCCGCGTGGGGCCTCTGGTGCATCATCAAGGCGCAAGGCTGGGAGGCAGCCCGCGAATGTAGTTCGCGCCCAACATGGTATCGAAATTTAAAGATTCTGCGTGCTGCCGGACTCGGTGACGCGGACATCAGCGCGGGTAATGTCGTCGCGCTTCGCAAACGGATCATCGATGCACAGATGGTCAATGACTGGTCGCAAATCGCGGCGTAATTACTGGAGAAAATACCATGCTGAAAATATCTATCGTTAAAGGCTTTGATCAGCCCGTCTCTCGCAACACTGAGAAAGGCACCCGCTGGCATCAGATCGCATATGCCCATTTTGGCGGCGCTTATCCTGCTGAGATTCGCATTCCTCTTGCTGACCCCAATGGTGCTTACCTCGTCGGCGATTACACGTTGGACAATTCGTCTTTTCGCGTTGGTAAGTATGGCGATCTGGAGATCAATCCGTTTCAGATCAAGCTACTTCCTGCCCGCGCTCCTGTTGCTCAAGCGCCGCAACAGGCGAAGGCCTCGTAACGATGGCCGACTTTTACGCAGCGTGTACTGGGGGCCAGTTTGAGCAGTACGGCACTCTGTCTGGTGCTCAGATGCGCTGCACCGGAACGCTTGAGAACGTCACTGAAAGCGAGCTGATCGAGAAGTTGGCCGAAACCAACTTGAGCCAGTGGCTTGAACTGATTTTCTCAACACCGGACACCGCCGAAATTCAGGCGGCGTTTATGGCGGGGTGCACTATCCCGCTAATTGCGTGGCTTACGGCGTGGGCGTATTCGGTCGTGATCGACTTCGCTACCCGTGACCACGATAACCCCTAACAGTCCAATATAGGAGACTTCTCATGGACTTTACTGCTGTCACTTCTGCTGTCGATGCAACGACTGTCGTTGCTGCTATCACTGCCCTCGCGGCAATCAAAATCTCCCCCGGCGTTGCCAAGTGGGGTTACAACAAGGTCATCGGCTGGTTCCGGGGCTGACGTTGGCTGGGGGCTTCGGCCCCCGGTTACCGTTCAGGGCATCACTATGATTATTCTCTGTTTCTCCTTCACGCTCGGCATGCTCACTTGCTTTGGGATCATGCAGGGATTTCGCCATGTATAGGCTTATTTTTTTTATCGCCTTTGCCGTAGCGTCACCTCATATCTACGCAAGTGATCCGATTGTTTGTTATCGAAAGGGTAATGACAACTGGTCGGCGTCGTTTCCGACATACAACTCTGCTGACGTTTATCTTGGTGCACCCGGCACGATGATGGAGACACCCGGAACATGTGGCGGAGGGATCGGAACGGCTTACCAGCGTTACCACGGCATGCCTATGTATTCGAAAGAAAATGATGGGTATCTAGGTCAAATATTTACGTTCTACGCAGACCCGCCCGACTGTAGTGATCTTGAGGGTCATACGATTGAAGGTGGTCATGACATTGTTACGCATTCTCCGTCTGCTCATGTCGACCAGAACAACTGCCTTGCGACGTGCTCTTTGTTGATTAGCTCCGGCGCTGACGGCAACGGTACGACCGGTAATAAGCAGATTTGTAAGTTTACCGGCTGGCCTGCTCAATTTGATGAAAATGACGCGGTTACTAACTCCCCGAACGATCCGGGCACCCCGGAATGGTGCGATGTAAAAGATGAATCTGGCACCTGTCGTGATTGGGATCATCCTGACCAAAATAATCCCGATGGCGGCTGTCCCGATGGCAGTGTATACGGCACCTATGAGGGGGTCGGCATTTGCGCTCCCAGTGGTAGCAGTGGTGACGGCCCAACAGATGATCCTAATTGGTCGTCTGATCCCTATGGTCACCCCACTGGCCCAAGCGATCCCGGTGACGGCGGCGGAGACGGTGGTTCAGGTGATGGGGGAGACGGCGGCGGAGACGGTGGCTCAGGTGATGGGGGTACAGGTGGCGGTGGTTCAGGTGGTGACGGTAGCGGCGATGCTGGTTGTGGTGCCGACACTGATTGTGATGGTGATGTAGACGGCTCTGACGGTTCAGGCATTGGCGAGCTTCCCGGTGATCTGTACGACGGCTCAGAAGCCGAAGACCTGACTTATGAGGGCATATTGTCAGACTTTCGCGATCGCGCAATGGCGACAGATTTGACCGGTGCCCTGGGCAATTACTTTAACCTAAGCCTTGGTGGTAGCTGCCCGGTTTACCAAGTCTCTACAGGTCCTTTTACCGTTGTGCTAGATCAGTGGTGCTCACCTGATATCCCTTGGGACTTGGTCTTTAACTGCATTATTTTCGTCTCGCTGATGACAGCGGGTAGGATTGCATTCGGATGAGTTGGGATGCTGTATCACAGTGGATCGTAGATGCCTTTGCGGCTGTGTGGGCCTTCTTTACTGACCTGCCGAAAATCGTTCTGCAGGGCATATTAAACGGCATTGCTTCGATTCTCGAAACGATCCCGGTGCCTGACTTCGTTGCTAACTTCAGCCCTGCCGATTACATCCATTCAGATATCGCATGGTTCCTTGCGATGTCGGGTGTTGATACGGCATTGGGCATTATCGGCGGGGCGTTGCTGTTCCGTTTTCTGCGCCGCATTCTCACCTTGGGTATCTGGTAATGATCGTATTTCATGAAGGGCTGCCCGGATCGGGTAAAAGCTACGAGGCCTGCGTGTTTCACATTCTCCCGGCGCTCAAGGCGGGTCGTCGTGTTGTGACCAATATCGAAGGCATCGACCATGCGAAATTTGCCGATCTTTCAGGCATCCCGTTGCCCGTCGTTAAAAAAATGCTGATCTGTATTTATGATCCCGACATTGAAGTACAGAAAGAACGCATACTCGCGGAATCCGGCAAAGATGCTCTGGTCATCATCGATGAAATTCAGAATCTGTTCCCCTCAGAGCGCGCCAAGCTTTCAGACTTATGGAATCACTACATCACTGAGCACCGGCATGACGGCTTAGATATCCTTCTTATGGGGCAGGACCGCCGCGACTGCCATTCCATGTGGCGCCGTCGAATTCAGCGAGTGATCACATTCAACAAATTATCGGCTGTTGGTCTTGATAAAAAATATCGCTGGGTATGCTATGAGGCAACGCACCCCGAGAAATTTAAAAAGACCACCGGCGGCACTCGCAGCTATGACCCTACGTATTACGGTTGCTACAAGAGCCACACCGACGGCACAGAGAATAAAAGTGTCTACGCTGATAAACGTGCCACTGTGTTCGCAGACAAGAAACTACGATTTGCGGCGCTGGCGCTGCCGATGGTTTTGTATTTCGCCGGTTCAACGATCTACGATTTTTTCACTGATGCGGAGCCTGTCCAGCCGGTAACTCAAGCCCCGAAGGCAAGGACTGTCAGCACTGCACCAGCCAAGCTTGAAAAACCATCACCTGCAAAGCAGGTTCAGTCCACAGAGCCACCACCAGAGCCACCGCCGATCGATATGTTTGACGAGCTGGCGCAGCGTAACCGGCTGAGACTATCTGCCTATGTTCAGTCGGAAAAAGACCCTGAAAAGCTTTATGTGCAGGTAGACGTCCTCGATGCTCGTTACCATGTGCAGGATAGTTTCGATCTTGCGGCTATTCGTGATCTAGGCTGGAAAGTCACTTACCGCCCCTCAGGCCTGCACCTCAGCAAGGCCAACAAAACCCACATCGCACGCGCTTGGCCCATCGACAAGCCGGGCAGGGTAGACAACGACACCCGAGCATCCCTGTGATGCCTGCACCGCAGGGGCAGCCATCACAGGGATACTCGGGTACTTCCTGTAGTCCCTCATCGGCGTTCTGAGGCCTATCTCCGTCAAGGGGTTGGTGCGGCCCGTTGATCCACGTGCGATCATCCTATCGCCAATCCTGAGAGGATTCCTGCTATGCCTATTAGTCCAGCTATCCACCACTTGAGGTATTTTTGTTTGTTCGTTACAGGTGAGTCGAAGTCCAGCAATAGCTGGATATACCCAGGTATTCTCGGCACCGATTTTCGGGCCATCTTCACGGTCGTGGCGATCTTTAGCGACAATTGATAAATGCACTCTAACGGCAGCTCTAACTGTTCGGTGATCTGCTTTATCATCTTGCACCCCCACATGCTCTTGGGGAGGCCCCGGGGAGGCGAGGGGTGGAACCCTTCGCGGCGGCTTGGCCGGTGATGCTTTTAAAATTTGTTGTCTTCATAGCGTTTGCCCTCCTGTTTTCACATGCTCCCGTATCGACCCAAAGCGGGATAACGCCTTAAAAACTATTTGAGCAAGGTCGCGTCCTATCGCGCTCCGTATAACCTTGAGCAAATAGTTTTTAAGGCGTCCGCTTTGTTTGGGTCGAGGCGGGAGCATGTGAAGGAGGGCATTAGCGGCGACAAATTTTAATCACCGGCCAAACGTGCCTTTGGGATATGGCGTTCAGGCGCAGCCTGACGGGGGTCTGGGGCAAGTCGCCCCAGCCTGCGGCGCATACCCCGGACGTTATGCGCCGAGGATCTGCAACGCCAGGTTAAGCCATTCGCAACCTATTGTTTTTAATGTGATTTTATGGCTCTATTTTTATGTCATTGCCGTTATGGATGATCACGTGTGAATAGCTCTGCTGATATTGAGCAGGTTTTAAGGGACTATGGTTTAAGGCGTGTGCAGTCTCGATCTTGGGATGAGGCTGCCGATCGGTGGGTGATGACCACCTCTCATAAAGCTGATCACCACCGTGATATTGCGAAGCTTCAGTGGCTGGCGCCCTACTTCTCTGGGCTTCGTTTGTCTGACATAGACGAGGATTTACTTTTTCAGGTTTCCCATATCAAAAAGCAGGAAGCCTCACCGTCAACTGCGAACCGTCATTTGGCACTGATCAGATCGATACTTCGGGCAGCCCGTGATGATTGGCACTGGATACACTGGGTGCCTCGAATACGCTTCTTTCCAGAGCCTGAGCACCGCGTACGCTGGTTAAGGCCGTTAGAAGCTCGAAATCTGATATACCAGCTCCCTCCCCACTTGTCTGCAATGGCTCGCTTTACCCTTGCAACAGGACTTCGCCAGAGCAATGTCAGCTACCTGCGGTGGGATCAAATAGATATGCGGCGCTCTTTGGCGTGGGTTAATGCAGCAGATAGCAAATCTCGGCGATCTTTTTCTGTGCCTCTCAATCGCGCTGCTCAATCAGTCCTTACTGAGTGGTCCGGCACCCATCCCAACTATGTATTTGTTTACCAGGGTAATCCTGTCTCTCGCTGCTCAACGGCCGCATGGACAAAAGCCAAAAAGCGAGCAGGCATACAGGATTTTCGCTGGCACGATCTCCGGCACACATGGGCCAGTTGGCATGTTCAGAACGGAACCAGTCTCTACGAATTACAGGAATTGGGGGGGATGGAAAACGCTGGATATGGTCTTGCGGTACGCGCACTTATGCGGTGATCAGTTGGTCGCTGCTGCTCAGAGAGTTGACAAGAATTGCGCCGAAGTCTTTGATTTTTAAGCAGAGGATTGAAAATCCTCGTGTCGGTGGTTCGATTCCGCCTCTGGGCACC